TGCAAAGTGTGCCGCACGTTTTTGTTTAGTAGATTTAGACATTGCATCACCATCAGCATCTTTTGCATAATACTTTGCTGGTTCTGTACCTTTTCTGTCTTTAATATCTTTATCTTGTTTTACTTCATACAACCACTTCTTGTGTAATGTTCCGTCCTGTTCTGCAAAGGTAATATAATTAGTTCCTCTACGAACAACTTCACCAGAGACACCAGTATAATTATCTTCAACAGTATCGCCCACACAGAAAATCTTATTCTCCAAGTATAAGTCACGAACAACATCTTCATCAGTCATTACATTTGTTCTAGGAACAAAAGACTCACGAACACCCATGTACTTACGAACATCTTTAAATAGAGACATTCCTTGTTTGAAGTTGGATGGAAGTCCAAGTTTGAACTGGTCGAAATCATTTGCAATTGCAGCTGCTCTCATCTTAGATGCAGACATTCCAGTAACACCTTCTGCATCTGGGTCTCTTTCGCCCGCAGATACAACTTCAATATTATCAAAACCGTAGTAACCGTGTCTTGCCTCAGTTCCGTTGTATTTGTTTAGTAGTGTTTCAAACTCTGTAACTCTGTCAGAACCAACAACCATAATGATTGATTTGTGTCCCTTGTTGTGTAATGTGACTGCAATCTCAAATACATTTCGTGCTTTATCAACAACCAGACTTCTTGCATGTTTTGGGAACATCTTCTTCATGTATGCAAGTTTCTTTGCATATGGTAGAGGGTCTTTCTTTGCGTTCTCTGAATGAGATGCAAAAATATAATATGGAGCAGAGTTTTTCTTTGCTTGTTTAGCAACTGCTTCCATTAATTTTTCATGTCCAGTAGTCGGGGGATTAAATCTGCCAAAAGTGAATACAGCAGTATCACCACGAGCTTCTATAATTTCAGAAAACTTTTTCATTCATCTCCACCCTGTCTGATTTTTTTCAATCTTTCTAATTCTTGTTTTTTAAGTTTAATCATCATCTTTTTTGCAATCTTTTGAATCGCAGCACCCTTCTTTGCAACAATACGATTATCAATCTCTACTCTTGCAGCAGGTGGCAATTGCATATACTTCGCTGGACTTAACCCAGCAAACTTTTGAAGTATAACTGCCTTTGCAGCTTTCAATGCACGTTTGTGTAACATCTCTGGAGTTGCAAGTTTCTTTTTCTTTCGTGCAACCTTTGCCTTGAACGCAGATGACTTTGCCATCTTCGCCATTCTTCTTCCCATCGCTCTTCTTTGAGCCATAGAAACTGCTTTTCTTTCTACCAGTTCAGATGTTAGTTCACTAAATTTCTTCATCTATCCCACGCCTTAATTGCAGTAAAGTTATTAAAACTAAATTCCATCCTGTCTACCAATTTTACTGCATTACCACTCACTCTGTCAATGGCAACAAATCCCTCTGGATTAACGACTTTAAAACCATTTGCAGTTCTAATGAATGTATCAGTTAATTGCTTAACACTATTTAGTTTCTTAACGATGCCCATCTTTGCTTCAATTAGATAGTTCTGAAACAAGATAACCTGTTCTAAATTCTTTGTATGTTTCTTTAGTTCTCGTAACATCTCTTTCTTTTCATTCTCAACTTTTTGTTGAGACTTCTCTGTTTTGAGACTTTTAATTCTTTTATCGTATGTATCAGATACCCACTTCTCGTATCCCTTTGCATGTGCTTTAGGATTGTTGATAGGTTTACCTTGTCTCACTTTACTATTATAATATGTCTTTAATGATGCACCAGCAAGGTTTCCTGTAAAATTGTTTTGTATGTTTAGAAACTTAGTCAACATGCCAGAGTTAATCTTTTGAAAAGTTTTACCAGCACCAGATAAAGATTTAGTAACTGCTTCTGTTTCTTTCTCAGTCATTGTTGCTTTACCAGCAACGTCTTTATAAGTTGCGTCATCCATCCATACAGATGTTGGTTTAGATAATCCTTTAATGTCTACACCGAATGATGCCTTCATGTCTTGAAGTGCGCTACCAGTATAAGTTGTATGCCATACAATTCCGATTTTGGATGCTTTAATCTGTTTACCAAAATCACTATCAATAGGAACAGCATAAACAATTGTATTGGGTTGGAATGTATAATACTTCACTCCATCAATAGTATCTGTTTCAATATCATCTGTCCACATCAAGTCTCCTTGAAGTACACCTTTAATACCCAACTTAGAAAATTCTGCAAGTGCAACTTTAAACTTACTATTCAATGAACCAGATAGTCCATCGTCATCAATCTCTTTTGCTGTCTTATATAATTTTGGTGTTGCATTAAATACTGATTTCTTTGCAACGAAAAACTTATCATCTTCTGGGTCGATACCAGCAAAGATTGCTGGAGCGCCGTCCCATTTAACTGTCATGTTTACAGATGAACGTGATGCACCTGCCAACATATCTCTAAGGGAACGAACAAAGTTAATTGCAGCTCTACCGCCTGACACACCAAAGTTGAGTATTTCATCTTCGATATGTTCTAGGTGTAAATTCTTTCCACCCTTATCTTCAGTTATGTATTTACTAAAATTAATCAAAGTTAACATCCTTACTATGTGTAACAGTAGGTTCTACACCTAAAAATTTCATCATTGACATAGTACCCTTTTTAAAAAACTTAGTTGCTTTTTTCCAAACTTTATTAAAGAATCCTTTTACCTTTGCAGTAAGATTTTTAAACAAACGAATTTCAGTAAGAATCTCACCGTTATTATATGCATCTATATCTTCATCCATTGCATTAACAATAAGTGAAATAACAGACCAGAAATTGTATTCTCCAGTTTTCTTCTTGTTCAAAACTCTACCACTTGTTTTAAATCTTGCTTGCAATTTCATTTTATCTGCAATGTAAGAACAATAGTCATCATCGTATACACTTTTAATTTTTACACTGTTACCATCGTGAGAAGATACTAACATATACTCTGCAGCTGCAGCATCTGATTCTCCGAACTTTTCAAAACCAGACATTGCTTCACGAGCAAAGGCAACCTTAAATTCTTTTGATTGTTCAAATAACAATCCTAGTTCAGTCATACATTGTTTGTGTGCAGCTTCTCCAGCGTTAACAACTTCGTTTTCACCAGATTTAATTATTCCACGCAATTGACTAGGTGCAAGAGTATTTGTAACAAAGGATTCTAAAATCCCTTCTACAACCTTAAACTGTGGATTTTTTGAAAGTTTTTTTGATGTATTCTTTACCGCTGCATAGAATGTAGCACTAGATTCAGATTTACCACCAGACATAAGTTGGGCAGCACCAATCTTTAAAGAGAAACGCATAGTTCCAATTAGTATATCTGTTTTTGGAGTTTTGTTTGTTGCACCGTGTGAAGTCCAGAACTTAGTTAACTTAGTAGATGCTCTACCATACTGTTCTGCTTGGGCGCCTGCAAGACTTGAGTTTGTTTTAAGAACATACTCTGCAATGCGTTTACCAGATGCTAATACTTCTGGATTTGATTCTAAAACCTTTAACGTCTTATCAGTAATGCCAGACTTAGAGTCGAGTTCACGCTCATGTAACTCGTACCAACCAATAACTATGGCTGCCTCATAATCCTCTGCTTTAACTTTTGCTTCCGAAAGGAAGGTCTTGAAACCTTGCATTTATCAATTTCTCCATTTGCACAAATAATATTACAGTTCTATTTATAATATCAAATTGTTAAGAAGTCAAGATAAATTACACCTTTATGTCGTTAAACTTGTCATATCGTGCAGATATTGGACTTTTATCGAATGCTGGTGTGTCATCTTGTCCACTATCAATGATATCATCTTGTGCTTCTTGTTCACAATCATACAGTTTCATTCTCGCTCTGTCAATACCTAAAACAAATCTTTTGTTAGCGCCTGGGTCATTGTAACGATTTTTCAACTGTTTAACCATAATCTGATTAAGTTGTTCTAGTTCATCTGTTGTAATCAATGCAAACATTAAGTCAGCAGTTGCTGGCAAACCAAATGATTCTGAAGTATCTTCAAGTCCCACATCAGAACTATTGAAACCACCACGAGTTGTCTGGGTTGCAGACATAATCGGTAGATTACATTCTACTGCAAGTCCTCTAAGTTCTTCTGCAATTGCTTTGATATAGAAATATGAACCAACATTTGCATTACCTTTAAAACGAGATGATGCACAGATGTTTAGATAATCAATAAAGATAACATCTGGTTTGAATGATTTCTTTAGTGCAAGTTCTTTGATAAGAGAACGAAAGTGTCCACTGTGTGCAGATGCAGTTGGATATTCTTTGATGATAAGTTTACCATTAGTCTTTTTATTAATCTTAGAAAGACGGTCTGTGAACATCTTCTTAGGCAAATCATGTAAATCATCCATAGTGATATTCATCAAGTTCGCATCAATACGTTCTGCAATTCTTTCTTCTGCCATCTCCATAGTAATGTACAATACATTCTTACCTTGCATCAAAGTAGATGCAGCCATGTGACACATGAATAATGATTTACCAACACCTGTACCAGCAAGTGCAATGTTTAGAGTTTTCTGTGGAAGTCCACCTTTAGTAATCTTGTTGAAGTACTCCAAGTCAAATTCTAGTTTCTCTTCCTTCTTATGATAGAACTCAAATCTTTCCTCACCATCATCAACGTAGTCGTGTCCAATGTGTGAATCGAATGCAACTGATAATGCATCAGTAAGAATACTAGGAATTGCTTCTGGTGTATGTTCTTTGTCTTTACCTTCGATGATTTGAATACCATTGAGAATTGCATTGTATACTGCTTTGTCCTTACAGAATTTCTCTGTAGTTTCGACTAACCAGTTCATGTCAACTTCTGCATCAGACAGAGTTTCAATAATTTGTGTTACCTTTTTAAACTGTTCGTCATTAATATCTTTACGTCCGTCAACCTCAATAGACAGCGCTTCCTTGGTAGGAGTGTTATTATACTTTTCTACAAATTTAGTAATCTCTTCAAATACAATCCTTTCCTCTGGGTTAGAAAAATATTCTGGTTTTAGAAATGGCAAAACCTTACGAGTGTAAGGTTCATTAAAAACTAGATTACTTAGTGTTGTCTTTTCTATCGTCTGTGTTGACATATTGTAATTCTTCTCCATCTATTTGTTTTCTTATGATATCTTCCAATATCTTACCAGCAAGTTCAAAGAAATCATCTTTAATACTTTCTTTTGGTAGTCCATTAGAGTCTAACATATCCCACTCGAATTGTAAAGAGGCTTCTGTTTTTTCTTCATTCTCAAGAATCTTTACTTTACCGTAACTGTATACAACTCCTTGATATTTGCCTGCCTTCTCTGTGAGTCCGATGGCAGTCCACTTCTTATCTTTGTTTTCTACATAAGTGTACATTTCACTAATATTAGACATAGTGCAAATAACTCCCTATAATGTATTTTGGTTTATCAATCGGTTTCCTTCCAGCATGTAAGTGAGTCCACATTGGGGGGAACATAACCATCTTTCCAGTAACAGGTTGAACTGAAATATTGTAATTTGGGAAATCTGTGTGTCCACCTTCGTTGTCATTAAGATACAAAAAGAATACTAAGAACCTTCTTGCACTACTATGATTACCAACGTCAACATGGTCATCA